CAACCCAAGTATCAACCCATGTATCAACCCAAGTATCAACCCAAGTATCAACCCAAGTATCAACCCAAGTATCAACCCAAGTATCAACCCATGTATCAACCCAAGTATCAACTCAAGTATCAACCCAAGTATCAATTTAGGTATCTATTCACGACATAAAAAGACCATAATCTTGTCAGGAAAAGACCTTAATCTTGTCATATTGTTGACACATTTCAATGCAATACTCCAAGACAATAAGACTTATATTAACAATATCATGAGGTATAAAATGGAAACGCTAAGACAACAACTGTTGCGAGTAGGTCGAGGAGCGTCTAGGTTAGAGCTTGAGACTGTACTAGCTTCATCAGGTAAACTTGAGGAAGCCGTTAAAGAAGAACTACAAAATGCGCTCGAAAACTATAGCATGTTGAAAGACATGGATAAATACAAAAACAGATGCGCAGGAACATGGGACACACTACCTAGTGTTGATGTTCCATCTCGTACTGTTGGTGAAATTGAGATACTAACTAAATTAATGGACGTGTTAAGTGGCGACCGTTAGTGGTAACGAGGGAACGGGATTATCTCGTTCCCTATTTTTTTAATAATAAAATAGGAGTTAATAAAATGTATTATAAATTTAAAGTTAGGCACACCCTAGCGTACAATCAACCACCACCAAGTGATTTTCAAAGTGATTCTGAACTAAGAAAAATATATACGCCTAATGAGTGGTTTAATAATTTAGTTGAAGCCGAGAATAAGATACACCAGTTAATCCAACGGCTTGAACGTTTTGAAAGTGGCTATACTATTCTTCGCAATATGCTATGTGAAAATATGACTGATGAAGAAATCCACATACGCATTGAAAAAGACTACGGAGTCATAGGTGATGGCGACCCTGTTGATGAGTCGCACCATACACCACCACCATCAAAATCTTGGGTTATGGAAAGATTGCGTGAAGTAAGTCAGGAAGATATGTGCAACCATGATTCTGAAGCAGGTATTAATGACATGGGTTCTACTAATGAATATTAAAAACATGATAGTTAATCTTTTGCTTGATAATAAAGTTGTCTTAGACTTCATTGATTTATGGCAATTTGATTTTTTTAAAATCTTGGTTGTGTGTGTCGTAGGGTTTGGTCTACTACTCACCGCCAGTATTTATTATTTTAATAAAACATAGGAGTTAATAAAAATGTTTGATTTTGTTTTATTTGGGATTGTCGATAATCTAATTATGATTATCGGATTTTTTTGCGGTGTAGAACTTGGCGAAAAATTACTACCCGTGAAATTCCGCTCGGGTTTACTGGGTGGTGTACTTGGAGCAGGACTCGGAAACGCAGTTTCTGATTTTGCGGGTGGTCTTGCTTCGTTTAATCTTCCTCTTGCATTTGGTACTGGGTTAGGGTGTTTAATCGGGTTAATTGTGATACCTCTAATTGTGCATAGCAAGTGGATTAATATTAATCTTAATAAATAGGAGTTAATAAAATGAGTAAATTACATCACACGGAATATAAAAAGAATTATGTAAAATATATTCTGAATACTATTGAAACGGATAATGAAGATAGACCATTAACAACTGATGATGAAAAATGCGATTATATTTATAAACGTTTTTTCTCGGAAGTACCGCAACAAGTGATTGCACGCAATAGGGAAGATATACAAAACGTTGTTGCGGAATGGTTGAGCGGGTTAGCGTTAGACCTTCCTTATTGGAATCAAGACATTGTTGAACTTGCTATTGAAATGGGTTCTATTGATGCAAACCCAAGTGAAAAACTACAAACAAGGGTTTTAAGTAATTACTGGAATTTCATAGCTAGTATAATCCTTACTCAAATTTTTAGAGGAAGACATGTACCTTATACGCACAGTATGTATGAGGTAGAAGCAATAGATAAAAAACTATAATAAAATTACCAGTTAACTCCAAGACTCCCATTGATTTATTTGCATTTCATAGATTGATGGGAGTTTTTTTTTTCAGGAAAAGTCGGCGGTGATGATAGCGGAATTTTGCGGAGTATAATTAAATTTATTGTATGATGACAGTATGACAGTAGAATCCATGATAGTCAGAACAAAACGAGAACAAACCTAAATTAATATGCCACAAAAAAACCTTAATCTTGTCATATTGTCGCCATATTTTAATGTAATACTCCTAGACAATGAAACAAACAACAAAAATAGGAGTTATCAAAATGAGTAAACGCAACACAATAGGTAATGTTAACGATATAACAACAGAGTATGCAATAACCGTCCGCTCCTTAGTAGATGGCGAACTTGAGAGTTGCTATTTGTTAACTGAAAAACAAAGAAAAGAAGGTTATGCGAACTTTGAAAAACTAGGCGAAGTCGTAAGACAACAAGGACGTTTACCGCATTGCAGTAAACACGACCGCAACCTCGCAATGAAAATTGCTAAGGCGTATTTATTAAAGCGTTGCGGGTTCAACGACCTCGAAGTTTGTTAATACTACAGGGAACGGGATTATCTCGTTCCCTATTTTTTTAATAATATAAATAATATAGGAGTTACTAAAAAATGATAAAAGAAAAACAACCCATAGATAAAAGATTAAGACTTAATATTAAAAAACTAGACCATAAGAAAGTAATAGCTAAAATACAGGAAACGGTTAATAACGCATTAATCTATGACTTGGAAAATGATGTTGATGGTAAATGGATTAAATCGTGGATTCCTAACCACCCACCCATGAGTTTATCAGGTCATGCTTTAAGCGGTTTTAACTGGTTTTGGACAACTTACTCCGCTCGACAACTTAAGTATGATTCTTTAATTTTTGGCACGTTCAATCAATGGAAAGAAGAAGGCTTACGTCTAAAAGCAGGAAGTAAATGTTTAAAATTGTTACGTCCTATTCTTTTAGATAAAAAAGATACTGACGGTAACATTGAAACGGATATAAACGGTAATCAAAAAAAATTCATTTACTTTGTTACTTATCCCGTTTTTAATATTGCTCAAATTGATGATTCGATTGAAGGAGCATCTAAAATTTTAAAGGAATTGGAAAAGAAATTTCAAAAGACTTTAAATGATGGAGCGTCTACCATTAAAGAAATAGAGCAATTTGTCAAAAACACTAAGGCAGTTATTGAGCATAATGGTAGTCCGTGTTTTATACCTTCGCAGGATAAAATACTAATGCCACCTATTGAGCAGTTTGAAACAGAAGTTTGTTACTATTCCACCTTATGCCATGAATTAACACATTGGACAGGAGCAGAAAAACGGCTTAATCGTACTCAAAAATGGAATACTAACGATTATGCTTTTGAAGAATTAATTGCGGAACTTGGTTCAGCTTATCTTTCTTCTTATCTAGGAATCGAAGCACAACCCCGCAAAGACCATGCACGATATATTAAATCATGGATTAAAGGGTTGAAAGATGACACAGGAGCATTGTTAAAGGCTTCTTCAATGTCAGGAAAAGCGGTTAATTACTTGATTGATTTACAACCTAAAAAAGAGGAGTTAAAAAAAGTTGCTTAAACAACCTATTACCTCGAAGACTCCCATTGATTTTCTCCTTAGGATTGATGGGAGTTTTTTTTGTTTATAATTTATGGATATATAGCATTGATGATAGCGGAATTTTGCGGAATTTAACATGAAAAAACCTTACAAAAGACACATTGTTGACACATTTATTGATTATGTACAGGGAAGATTAATTTTAATACAAGGAGTTGTTGAAAAATGAAGAAAGATAAGAACCCATTTCGAAAATGGTACGGCAAGAATTTTGCGGAACAACAAAGACAGGCGTATCTCGGAACGTTGTGTCCTAAACGTGTCCTAAGACTTACGGACGGAAGCGGTAAAACTGTTTGCGTTGTGGACGTTGATGAAAAACAATTTATGTAGGAAGGATAGAAAAATGACAGGAATTGAAATAGCGGTACTCATTATAATTTGTTTAACCTTTTTTGGTTAGAGGAAGGATAGAAAAATGGTTTATTATATTGGAGTTGCGACAGGAATTGTGTGCGGAATCATTGTCGGTTTTCTTTTCAAGATTAGAAAGCTATTAAACAAATGATTAAACTTACTGAAACCATGCTAAACAAATACATTATTGACGCTAACGAAAGCGTTGTTGACTCGTTGCGTTTTTGGGTGGATTTTGGTGGGTTGAAACACGGGCAGAAAAAGTGCATAAGCGCAAGGTTTAAAAATGGTGGGAACACGGTAGTGTGTTGCTACCTTGCAAACACACGGGGGGATAGGCGAATTTCCATTAAAGGCTTGAGGAAACAAGCGGAAGCGGGGGATTCGGTGGTTTTCTCACAGGATTTTAATAATTTTTTAACTATTTCAATTTTAAAAAGAAAGTGAGGACGATAATGAAAAATAAACTATTAAATCAAATAAAAGCTCGTTGCCAAGCCGAAATAGACGACAACAAAGGCGATATGCATTTTTCTAAGTTAACTGACGGCACAGATGGAATTTGTGAAGGAAGGCTTGAATTTGCTGAAGGTTTGCTTGAATTTATAAATGAAAGTAAAAAATGAATAAGAAAAAATGGATTGACAAAGGATTCACATTAACCGCATGGCTTATTTTTATCGGCTACGTTGTGGTGATAAATCGTGTGGTTGCTGATAGGTTTCCACATTTAATTAATTAATTCAAAGGACGGTAATGAAAAAACAAAGTAGATTAATAAATCATTTTCTTATTGTGAATCACGGGAGTTTCGTGGGGTTTGCTCCGCAAACGGAAGAAGCGGGAACTTGGTGGAAAAACAATGTGAGGGAGTGCACCAAATTTGGTTCACAGTTTTTTGTGAAGCTAAGATTTAGTGGAGCAATTTTACATGCTTTAAAAAATACAAACATAGAAGGGATACAATTAAATGAAACAGAAAAAATGGAAGATGAAGGCGACACCAACAAAGCTGTTGTGGACGGTTTATCAAGAGTTGCGACCTCGACCAAGTGAAGGTGAGGACGCTGTGGAGTGTCAAACGATTTATCAAGTTTGGGGATTCACTTCTAGGGTAATTAATGTAAATTATATGCGGGAACTTCCCGACATTGTTGTCCAATCGGGGTGTGAACTTCCAAAGTTGCAAATTTCGAGGAAACAATTTTTGGCTTTGTCGAAAAAGACTAAACATTATCGCTACATGTTTAATGATAGTGTTTCTTCTTATAGTCCAATACCTTAAAAAGACCTTGCTCTTGTCATAATGTTGCCACATTTTAATTGTAAGTTTGCGGAATTGAACGAAATTTTAATAAAAAGAAAGAGAGTTGAATATGGCGGATAAAGAAACTTTACATCAATATCGGAATCGTTTTATTTCGGAAAAAGAACTTGACAGATATGCGGAATTAAACCGCTTAATTTTCAATGAAGAAGATAAACGTACTAAGACGGAGATTGCCAAAGAATCAAACAAGGACATGCAATGGCAGTTGAAGAATCTCGTCTTGGAAAGACCTAGATTTTTGCGTTCACCAAGTACGTCCAAAGCTGTTGAGGTTCTTTCAATGGACGACCGTCAAGAGCATTTGCAGTTGGACAAAAAATTGAAGGATTGGCAAGATTTTCTTATGTTGTTCCAAGACTCTTTGTTTCAATGTGCGTCAGATGATGAATCGCAAAGAGCAGGGTTGATTGCAAAATATAACTTGCATGATGTTCCGCTTCCGATTGTGGCAACGGAAACACGGATTGTTCCACAAACAAAATTGAGGAATCGGGAAATTAGGAAAATGATTTTGAAAACTGTTGAGGAAAATGGGGGTACGTTGAAAAAACGTCCGCTCCTTGCATGGCTTCGCCATAGCTACCCCGATATAAAACCTAATGCTTTGAATCGGCAGTTAAACAATTTGCTGAAATTGAAAGCATTGGACATTGCGAAAAGATTTAAAACAAAACCTTTCGTGCAACAAGGAAAATATTTTCGAGTTACTTTGCGGGATTGCTGATGAAACGAAGAACACGAGTGAAACTGCTCCCTGCGGACACGTTTCGGAAACGAATAGGTGCAGATGGTACAGAAGAAACGCTGTTTCCGACACTAATCGGGGGTGTTAAAGGGAAGAACAAGATTATGGCACGGACAAAGGACGGAATTTTAGTGCGAGTGCCGTATCAAGAAAGCGGGTATATGGATTTATCTGCGTTGAAGAAAAAAATGCAACAACAGAAATAGGAGTGGGTAATGAAATGGCATGACAATATGCGAGGGGAAAGTGAAACGGGATTTTCTTTTAAATGTGATAAATTTGTGAAAGTGTTTTTAGTCGTATCCATGTTTGGGTTGGCTTTAGGTTTTCTTACAATCGTTTTATTTTGGTGAGGGTGTTTAAGTCGTGTCAAAACTTACATTAAGAAATGTTCATGCTCGCATTGTTGAAAGTGGGTGGTGCAAATCTCAATCTGTTCGAGGGAACGAGTGTGTGCGGTTGCTTGGGGATATGCCTATTGAAAAATTAAAGGAACAACACCTCGACAAATTGCGGAAAAAATTATTGGCAAGGGGAATTTCGGACGCTACCTTAAATCGCTACTTAGCGAGCATGAGTCGTATGCTGAATTTTGCGAAACAACGTGGTGTGATTGAGCGTGTTCCCTACATTGAGTGGGTGAAGGAAGAAAATAAACGTGTTCGTTACATGACTAAAATAGAAGAAAAACAAATGGGTAAACTTTTAAAGAAGCAAAAGAAAATTGAGTATTTACATTTGTTTATTGTTCTTTTGGATACGGGTATGCGGTTAAGTGAAGCAATGGGGTTGGAGTGTGAAAACATTGAGCGGAATTTTATTACACTGTATAAAACGAAAACAAACCAATCTCGTTCTGTGCCTTTGACCGCTCGTGCCTTAAAAATTATTACACCATTAAAAAAGAACGGCGGTCTAGTGTTTGGACATTTGGATTATTGGGGGGTTGAACATTGTTGGCAGAAATTGAGAAAGGACATGGGGTTGCGGAAAGATAAACAATTTGTGATTCATTGTTTGCGACACACCTTTGCAACCCGCTTAGCACAATCGGGAGCGATTGAAATTCATTTGATAGGTCAGTTTCTAGGGCATAAAACGTTAGGAACGACCATGCGGTATGCACATTTGCTTCCTAAAAATTTACTTCCTGCCATAAATGTGTTAGACAATTTTAATGGAAAAGGGAATTAAGTTCCCATCTTAGTAGCTTGAGTTGCATTTAAACTAATCGAAGGGGAATTGCGTGTCAAAAATTATTGAATCTGTAAGTTCTTTCGCAGATGAATTAGCACATGAAAAAGAAATGAAAGCGTTGGGGAAAGCAAGGACGCTCAAACGCAGGATAAGTCATGTGCAAAGGGAAGAAGAATCTGTAACTTCTTACGGTAAAGTCATGTGTGCAAATACAATTCGTCCATTAGCTAAAACGATTGTACGGTATATTGATTCCTGTTCTGCACATTTGTTAGGTCGTCCGCCTGTGGCTTTTATGAAATTATGTGAAGTTCCACCTGAAATTCTAGCGTTGATTTGTGCGAAGCACATCATCAACACCGTTACACAGCAAAAACCGTTTACGGCTTCGTGCATTGCTCTTGGTGGGAAAGTGGAAACGGAAATTGCTTTAAAGAATTTTAAACATCTAAATCCTGAATTATACAGCGTGGTAAAAGAAGATTTGGATAAACGTTCTTTCAATTACAATTATAAAAGACGTAAATTACGGGAATCCGCAAAACGTGATAGTGTTATGCAATGGGAAGATTGGACGGTTGCTGAAAAATTACATACGGGGATTCGTCTTGTGGAATTTATGGTCGTTGCTACGGGTTTAATTGAAATTTCTACAATGCTTGTTAAGAGAAAACGAACGAAGGTCATTAAGCCTACGGACAAAACTAGAGAGTGGATTCGGAATCGAAATAATTTCAATGAATTATTAAATCCTGAATATTTACCAACAATTCTTCCGCCAAAAAATTGGGAAGAAAACACGTCCGCAGGTGGTGGGTATTGGACAAAGGAATTGCCTGAACTTGATTTGGTGAAACAAAAAAACAAAGAGTTCAAACGTGAGATTGAAAACGCTAAAATGCCTGAAGTTTATTCCGCTCTTAACATCATGCAAAGTACAGCGTTTTATATCAATAGTTTTATTCTGTCCGTTATGCAAACAGCATGGGATAGAGGGATAGCATTAGGCGGGATACCGTCCAATGAGAATCTTGCGATTCCAAATAAACCGCACGATATTGAAACAAACAAAAGAGCATTGAAACAATGGAAAAAAGAAGCGGTCATTATTCATACAGAAAATGCAAGGTTGTTTAGCAAGCGATTATTATATGCTAAAATTATTTGGGAAGCACAGAAGTTTAAAGATTATAAAACGATTTACTTTCCATTGCAGTTGGATTTTCGTGGGCGTGTTTATTGTATCCCTGCTTTCTTGAATTATCAATCGGTGGGCGGAGCAAAAGCATTGCTGAATTTTGCGAAAGGTAAAGAAATTACGGAAGAAAATAGAGGAGCATTTTGGTTAGCGGTTCACGGTTGCAACATGTTCGGCAATGATAAAATTTCATTGCACGAGAGAGTGGAGTGGGTTGCCGACAATGAAGATTGGATTTTTACTTGTGCTGTTAATCCATTAGAGAATCGTCAATGGGAACAAGCGTCCTCACCGTTTCAGTTCCTTGCGTTTTGTGATGAGTGGAAACGTTTCCGAGAAGAAGGATATGGCTTTGTGTCCTCGCTTCCCGTGTCCGTTGATGGTTCATGCAATGGCTTACAGCTTTATTCGTTAATGTTGCGGGACAAACGAGGGGGTGCATTAGTTAATCTTGTACCGTCCGAGAAACCTAATGACATTTATCAGCTAGTGGCGGACGCTGTTGTGGAGAAATTAAAAGAACTTGAAAGCGAAGGGTGTCCATTAGCAAAGCAATGGCTACGCTATGGAGTGAAGCGGAGTACCACCAAACGAGCAATAATGACAATTTGTTATGGTTCAACCCGTTATTCGACAACGGATTTTGTGATTGAGGATTTGACAAAAAGAAAAGATAAAGGGGAACTGAACCCATTTATCAAAGACCTCTTTAAACCTGCGACTTATTTAGCAGGATTGATTTGGGAATCCATTGGAGATAATTTAAAATCAGCACGATTAGGTATGCAATTCCTACAACAAATTGCGAAAATTGTTGCGAAAGAACAGCTTCCTATTCGGTGGACAAATGCAGTTGGATTTCCCGTTAGGCAATTTTATCCCGAAATGAAAAGTAAAAGAGTGAAAGCTATGTTGTTTGGGCAAGTGATTAAACCCCGCATAAAAACGGAATCTGATAAAACAGATAAACTTCGTATGAGCAACGGAATTGCTCCGAACCTGATTCATGGAACTGATTCAGCGTGTCAAATGCGAAATGTTAATCTTGCTTATAAAAGCGGAATTAGAAATTTTTGTAATGTGCATGATTCTTTTGGTACGACTTGTGCGGATATGGAAGTCCTAACGAAATGTATAAAAGAATCTTTTATTGCTATCTTTTCCGAAACAGATGTGTTAGAAGATTTTAAGAGAACAGTTGCAGGGCAGTTACCTAATGAAACATTGAAAAGAAAACTCCCGAAAGAATTGCCGAAAGGTGATTTAAACATTGATGAACTTCGCAAATGTGATTTCTTCTTTGCATGATAGCGGAATTTTGCGGAATTTTGTGAAATTTGTCAGTAATTTTATTAACTAAATAGGAGCATATTACTATGCCTAAAAAGAAAAATAAACGCATTGTTACTCCCGTTGGAATAAGCCAATATGCGTGGCTTACTTCGCCTGATACTCGGTTTGATGAAGAAGGAGTATTTAAGGTAAATCTTATGTTGGTAACAACGGACGCTAAAACTTTAATCCAACAAATTGATGATAGCCTAAAAGATAGCATTACTCTTGCTAAAGAGAAAGCTAAAGGCAAAAACATCAAAGAAGCACCGTTGCCTTATTCTGCGGAATTGGACGATAAAAATAATTTAACAGGAAATACTATTTTTAAGTTCAAATGCAAAGCACAGATTACAACAAGTAATGGTACGGTTATTCCTAACCGAGTAGCTTTATTCGATTCTAAAGGAACACCGTTAGTTGATGTCAATATTTGGAGCGGTTCAGAAATGAAAATTTCTGCTGATGTAATCCCATATTATACAAGTATGGTCGGTGCGGGTGTTTCGTTACGCCTTCGTGCATGTCAGATTACGAAATTAGTTGAGGGTGGCGGTTATTCTGCGACAGGCTACGGGTTTGCAGAAGAAACAGGCTACGAAGTAACAACTGAAGAATCATCTGATACAGAAGAAGGTAAAGACGAAAATGTTTTGGAAGAATCAAAAGACAAAGAAACTGACTTCTAAACAAGTCGGAATTGTTTATGGATTTCGAAGTGGATTAGAAGAAAAGATTGCTACTGATTTAAAAAAATTAGGAGTGGCTTATAAGTTTGAAGATTCTAAATTGAAATATATTAAGCCTTCAAAAACTCATACTTACACTCCTGACTTTTTTCTACCAAAGCAGAATATTTATATTGAAACAAAAGGTATGTTTCTGACACAAGACCGTCAGAAAATGAAATTGATTAAAGAACAATATCCTGATTTAGATATTCGATTTATCTTTTCTAATGCAAAAGCACGGATTGGCAAAAAATCTCAAACGACTTATGCCATGTGGTGCGAACGATACGGATTTTTATGGGCGGATAAAGAAATTCCGCAGGAGTGGTTAAAAAAACTTGCATAGCAAGACGTTTTTATAGTAATCTTAGGCGTTTAGATAACTCCTAAATTACCCCAAGTTCTTTCTCCTTCCCATAATGACCCTCTGTTAAAGTGAGAACTTGGGGATTTTTTTTAACTAATTTTATTAGGAGTTGTTATGTCAGATACCAATAATTTTTTATACCATGCACCTTGCGATTCTTGTGGTTCACGAGATAACGTAGCGGTGTATGATGATGGACACACCTATTGTTTTGGGTGTGGTTCACGAAAAAAAGAGGTTTCTATTCGTCCGTCAATGACGAGGGCGATAAGCATGGAATTTGTCAAGGGGGAATTACGAGCATTAGAAAAACGTCATATTGATTTGGATACGGTGCAAAAATTTAATTATAGGATTGGGAAACACAATGGAAAGGCAGTTCATATCGCTCCTTATTATAATAGCGAAAATAAATTAGTGGCACAAAAATTACGATATGCAGATAAAACGTTCCAATGGATTGGGGATATAAGAAAAGCAGGGTTGTTCGGGCAACACCTGTGGCGAGATAAAGGAAAAATGTGTGTTGTTGTTGAAGGTGAGATTGATTGTCTTTCCTATAGTAGAGCAAATCAAAATCGCTTTCCTGTGGTGAGTGTCAAGTCGGGTATTAACGGTGCAAAACGAGATATAGCTAAAGAGTTAGAGTGGCTAGAGAGTTTTGAATCGGTGGTGCTTATGTTTGACCAAGACGAGCAAGGTAAAAAAGGTGCTTTTGAGTGTGCGAAATTATTTTCTCCAAATAAAGCAAAGTTGTGTACGTTGCCTTTAAAAGACGCAAACGAAATGCTTTGTGCAGGTAAGGTGAAAGCATTAATTGATTGTGTTTTTTCTAGTAAACCTTACCGTCCTGACGGAATTGTGCAGGGTGTTGATTTATGGGACGAGATTAAAAAAGAGGAAACTTATGTTACCGCTTCGTATCCTTTTAAACAATTAAACATTAAAACACATGGATTGCGTAAAGGTGAATTAGTAACGTTATGTGCAGGAAGCGGTGTTGGTAAATCTTCTTTCTGTCGTCATATTGCTTTGTATTTGTTACGGCATGATTTTAAGGTCGGGTATATTGCTTTGGAAGAATCTATTCGTAGGAGTGCGTTAGGTATTATGGAAGTGTTTATGAAACGACCGCTTTATCTAACACGGGACGGGGTAACAGAAAAGAAATTGTGGGAAGTTTTCAATGATACAGTAGGTAATGGAAATTTTTATTTGTATAACCATTTCGGTTCTACGGTCGCTGATAATTTACTTTCTAAAATACGTTATCTTGCTAAAGCATGTCAGGTGGATTTTGTAATTCTTGACCACTTACACATGGCATTATCTGCATTGGGTGATGAAAAAACAAATGATGAGAGAAAATTAATAGATTATACAGTTGCGAAATTACGGACTTTAGTGGAAGAAACAGGGATTGGGCTTTTGTTGGTTTCTCATCTTAAACGTCCCGAAGGCAACAAAGGTTATGAGGACGGTGTATCCGTCAGCATGAACTCTCTTAGAGGGAGTCAATCAATCGGTCAACTTTCCGATTTAATTATTTCTATGAATCGTGACATTAGTTGTGATAAAAATATAACGGAGATAAACATTTTGAAAAATAGATTTTCAGGGGAGACAGGACACGCAGGAACACTATACTATAATTTAGAAACTTCGTGCCTATCGGAGATAAGCGATAAGGACGTGCGACATGAATTTAAAACAAAAACAAATAACGATTAAACGTTGGAGTACCATTATGCGTAGAGCATTAGCGGACGCTAGAAAACACCCTGATAAAGAAATTGTAATTGATGTTGCAGATGATGAAAGTTTTGAATTATTAGAAGCACAATTAATGACGGCACTATTAACAGGTGATGTTGCGGCTATGAGGGTTGGAATTAAAAAACATTTGTTAAATTAAAAGGAAGTTAATTAATGATGAAGTTGGTATTTGATATAGAAACAAATGGATTACTTGACACAATAAGTGAGGTGCATTGCATTGTCCTGAAAGATATTGGGACGCAAGAGGTAATTGTAGTCGAGAACGAAAAAGCCGTATCTTTGTTAGAAAAGGCTGATATGATTATTGGACATAATATTATTAAATTTGATTTGCCTGTTCTTGAAAAATTTTATAGTTTTAAACCGAAAGGAAAAACATTTGATACAATAGTTGCGACTAGACTTTTGTATCCTGATATTCGAGATGAAGATTTTAAAAGAAAAAATTTTCCTCGAAATATGTTAGGTAGACACGCTCTTAGTGCGTGGGGTGTTAGGGTGGGCAAAGAAAAACAAGACTTTGAATCTGATTGGAAAGAGTTCACTCCGCAGATGTTAGAGTATTGTAAAAATGATGTTGAAGTTACACATGCTTTATATAACATGATTCAAGAAAAAGGATATTCTGAATCGGCTATGACATTAGAACATACGGTTGCGGAACTAATTGCTAAACAACAATTTCATGGATTTACTTTTGATAAAGTCAAAGCAGAAAAATTATATTCTCAACTTAATGCGGATTGTGTTTTATTAAAAGATGAGTTACAGAATTTATTTCCACCTGTTACAAAACGTGTGCCGTTTCTTCCGAAAGTAAATAACGCTACTCGTGGCTATGTAAAAGGTCAAATTTTTTACAAAAAAATTACCACCACTTTTAATCCTTCTAGTCGTCAGCATATCGCTGACCGTCTTATAGACCGTTATCAATGGAAACCAAAGGAGTTCACTCCTGATGGTAAACCTAAACTTGATGATAGCGTTTTATCTTTGCTTCCTTATCCTGAAGCTAAAATCCTATGTAAACATTTTCTACTTGAAAAAAGACTTGCTCAATTAGCAACAGGAAAATGTGCGTGGTTAAAAATGGAATTACACGGAAAGATACATCATAATTGTAATACTAATTCA